GAGCTTTCGAGTATTCCGGATAACGTCACCAAAATATGAATATTCGGTGATGACGTCCTTCCAGATACCCGAGTCAGCTGGACTCTCTACAGTGTCAGAATATCCGACTTCTCCGTAAAAGCGTGCCATCTGAACTCCTTAGTTGGATCAGGTGCTAGCGACAAACGTCCAGCCGTCTTCCGAAGTGGAGCTCAGAACATAGCTAGCACTGGTCGGCTCGGCAATGATGTGCGTCGTGCTTCCAGAAGCATAAGCCGACTGTACGCCAGCGGTAATGACAGGAGTAGACGGAACCACGGTGTACGTGCTTGTCACCGAGTCGTATGTTGCCAACTTGTACTGAACGCCAGTCACGGAGGGAATGGTCACGACGCGGGTGTGCGCGTTGAAGGTCGGCTTCAGCGGGGTCACAACGGTGATACCCGCGGCAACTTTCTTCACAACGAGAGCCGACTTCAACTTGGTGAGGGCGCCGCAGCAGCGAGTCTCAATCAGGTACTTCTGACGGTTGTAATCGATGTCGAAATCGTCAAACATGCTGACCTGACCGCCGGCAGTTGCGCCAAAGGTGTAGTCTGCCGGGTTAACAACAATAGCAACGATAGTCGGCTCATCCTCAAGGGACTCGACCGGAACAATATCCGAAACACGAAGTTCCGAAGCGAGATCTGCCAGGTTCTGATACAGACGACGACCGGTGGTATCACGGAGGGTCAGCCAACGAGTGATGTAGGTCTCTGTCGTGTACAGCGTCGGCATTCCACTACCCTTGAGAAACTTTCGACCAGCAATAAGGACGTCAGAGACTTCGGTCATGCTCGAAGACGCGTCGTCAATGTTGACAAACAAAGTCGTCGTGAAGAGTTCATGATCCTTGGCAATCGGGCGGATGGCCGACTCGCTGATCTTGTCCTCGGAAGCGGGATCTCGGCCGTCGCCGATAAGTGCCGCGCGAGCAAGCTCCTCATCGAGCATGAGTCGCATCTCCATCTTGAGCCAAGCAACGATGTCAAAGTCGGTGATGTCGACCATGTCATCACGATCGAGAACCTGCTTCTTATAGACGGTGGTCGGAGTCGTGATTCGCTTACCGATGGCGATGAACTCTTCCTTCTTCAGGTTGCCCTTGACGTAACCCTTTGCGCGAGCATTGTCCCATGTGATGTCGGCCGACAGCGTCTTAATGCGGTTGAAGGGGGTCTTCGAGGTGCCATTGAGGAAGTTGCTCACCCACTCAGTCCGACGCTTGTTGAACTCGGGCATGCCGGTGATGTTCTTGGCATCCGGGAACAAAATGTCGATGTTAGTGATGTTGTGAACGATCGCGTACTGGTTGATTGCTTCCTTGAACGAACCGCGCGTCTTGGCGTCAGCGATGACCGCCTTCATGTCGTCGTGGCTGATGATGTGCGCGTCCGAACCAGTGGTCTGGTCGAAGATGCTGTGGGACATTGTCAATCCTTCCTTGATTTCTTTGAGTTCATTCTTGATATCGGCGGTGTCAATAGCACTCTGGGCGAGTGTGGTGGTCGCATCCTCGACTGCCGTTGCAACAATTGCGGCAACGACGTCCTTCTGCTCAGCGGTAAAAGTGTCGTAAACGTCCTGAACCGTGGGATCGTTTGTGGTGGTCATAGTTGTATCACCCTTGTTAGTGTTGTCTGCGTGATGGATTTCGAGTTCGAGACCCGTAGTAATAATTGCCTCATCATCGAGCTGTGTCATATCGCCATCAGAGTGTCGAATATTCACATTGTCGATAACTGCGCCGGGATTCGCTCCCGAAAGTACCAGACTGACTTCACGAATCATACCGTGCAGAACACGCTTGGATCGTTCGATCAACTGATTGGCCCAGATGGACAACATCTTGATGTCGCCATGCATAACAGCCTGTTTGGCCTGCTGAGCAGGCGCCGAATCGTTGAAATATGCGTATGTGTACACACCATCGGGACGGTGTTCGAGAACTGCATGTCCAAGGACGTTCTCAGGAGAGTTATGGCCATGCTGCCAGACCAGAGGCACGGTAATCTTGTCCTGATGCTTGAAGGCATCGGGCATGATTGTGCGACCATCGGAGCACACAAGGCCAGCTTTTGTAGCGTAACCGCTAAAATCTGCTTCCATTTTGACTGTTTCCTTTCTTCTCTTAGGGTCGCCCTGGCAACTCAGCAGGATCTTCAATCATTGTTGTATCTGCTGCTGGCGTCGGGTCATTTGGTGTTGCTTGTGGCATATTGCTATTGATAAGTTGATCAGCTTTTGGATCCTTATGAGGAACAAAACCGAGGAAGCTGCGAATTTCATTACTTGTCAAGATCTCATTTCTAGAGAACTTGTCTGCAATTTCAGCAAGTTCTGCAACTGGGACCAACTGGAATGGTTCGCGGAAGTATTGGATCCGCTGACCTTTCTTAATTCGCGATTTTCCTAGGAAAGCCTTTTGCTCGGCCTCAATAATAGCATCCAAAATCGGTTTGATTGACCGATTGAAATAGTTGATCATTGTCTTTTCATCGGCAGTGCCATTCATGACTTCTGGCGTGAGACCCAATTGCGCAAAGAGCTGATTTGTCAGATACTCAATCTGTTTCAGCAGGTTGTTCTCGGCAGGGCGATTAAGTTGTGTAATCTTTTCTGTGCCATCTGTATACGCAATGCCGTATTTGCTTCCTCGCAGCTGGAACTCAATGTCGTCTCGCCGCTTTTCGGCTTGTTGTTGACGAGCTTCAGATTTAATGACGTATGGAAGCTGAATGATCAAGTCCAATTTACCAGAACCGGTGGCCTCATCGACTGAGTCAAGAAGTGAAAGCTTTCTGATCAATCGTTGTAGCGTCGAGTTTGGTTCGTTCATGACCGCATACAGTGGATTTTCTACAATACCAACAAAACGCTTCTCCAAGACAACATTCTGTCGTTGCCCCGTTTCTTCGTTATAGACGCTCACTTTAACATGACGAGGGTACCATTCGACAACATGTCCGATTCGAAGTTGGAGTACATCAAACGAATCCGGATAGAGAATCGGGTCGCTATCGGTCACGACGGCGACAATTGCCATTGTGCCTCTATCAAAAAGCGTTAATGCTGCATCCTGACGAAATTGTCGAGGACCTTGATCAATGTTCGGTTCGAATGTTAAACAGTCGTTGAGATCGCTTTGCGCTTCACCAGAGTAGCGACCCTCTTCATCGATTTGCACGTGACGAATATTGATGCCAGAGACGTCGATGCTCAACCGAGTATAGATAGAGGAGATCAGCGATCGATCATTGTAAATCGTCAAACGTGGTTTGTCGGGTCGAGCACTTGCGCTAGGACCAATAAATTGTGTTTGATCCGGACGCTGTTGATCATAACTGACAAACGCACTCAATGCTTTTTTTACACGTGTAATGATCGGCAAAGTATTACCTCCTTTCTATTCGTTAAGAATCGTTAGTTCTTTTTCCGCCAGTTTTGACCTTTGACACCGAAATGTTGGAGGAAAGAATCGATATCGGCATCTGTCAACCCTTGATGTTCAAGATATTCGCAGATTTCATCAACGTTCATATCTGTCCTTTTATTAGGGTGTTACGTCTCAGGAGTAGACACCAAACTGGTGCAGGTTTGCCCCGTCGAAGTAGAAGAAGGCAGTGCCAGTGGCACCAATCACAATTTTAGCCGCAACCGTAGGCGTTGCGCCAAGAATAATGGGTCGGGCTGTGCCACCATTGAACGAAACTGTAGGGGTCGTTGCCGTATTTCCAAGAGTGAACGTAAGTGCGATAGCGGTGCCGATAGGCGGTTCTGCCGCCGCAACAGTTTTTGCTGCTGTAGCCGCAGCAGTAGCGGTAGTATAGGGAAAGAATCCTGGCACAAGGGGCGCGCCACTAGGGGAAAAGAATGCGGTATCTTCGACCATCTGATTAGTGTTAATCGTCGCCTGATATGTGACAGCCGCCTGTTTTGTAACTTTTGTACCGGCCATGATAGTGTCCTTTCGTGGTTTGCATTACTCGAATGCTTCTTTGTTTGCTTTGAACGCGACATACGCATCCATTAATGCGGATACGTTGTCAATCTTTTCTTCTTTACGCTTCTTCAGAAGTTTGCGGTTACCGTTTGTGTCTTCAAGGGTGACGGCATTACCCATTGCAAAACCCATCAAATCCTGATCAAATATCAGCATTCGCTGTTCGCTCATGATTTTCAATTCACCAAGAGGAACAGATTCTGTCTTTGCTCCTTGAATAACTTTTTCAATTCCATACGGACCGTTTTCTGCTTCCCATCGAGTAACAAACTCTTTGGCGTTGTATGGATCGAATCCAAAACAACGAACGTCGTATTCTGAGCGTTGAATGAAAGCGTCGAGATCGTCATAGACTTGCATCATATCGAGAACGTTCCCGTCCAAAACGTGAAGACTGTCTTCTTGAATGAACGATTCATATTTCATTCGCATAGCGCCAGGAAGACGCATTAGAGTCAGCGAGGAAATATAACTTCTCGTTTTCACGCCAAATGACCCATTTGACAATGGGAACATGAATGTGAAAGCGCAGAAGTC